TTGGATCTTTTAACCCTAGAAACGGCTCAATAAGCCACTATCAGGAAGCATCTGAGTAACTATGACTCAAAACCCTCAAACAGGCTTAGATAGCCCTCCTACGGCTTACCTAGGGGCGACAGAACCGCGTATTAGGTCAAAACCGGTCGATCTACCCTCTCGCGGACAAGAAATGATTAATTTTGTGGAGAAAATCAAGGATCCGGTGACCGGTGAATACTTCAAACTGCTTCCTTGGCAGAAATTGCTGGCTATTGAGATGCACCGAGTCAAGCCTGATGGGCGTTGGTATCACAACGAAATAGGCGTGATTATTGCCAGACAGAATGGCAAATCTACTTTTATGCAGCTTCGAATCTTGGCTGGGATGTTTCTCTGGGGTGAGCGTTTGCAGGTTCACACAGCTCACAAACTGACAACGTCATCTGAAATCTTTTGGAAAATCGATGAGATCATTCAAGCCAATGAACAACTTGTGACTCGGTTTGTAAAGAAGTACGAAACCAAGGGCAGCCAAGAGATTAAACTCAATGATGGCACTCGATACCTGGTAAGAGCCAATAACTCGGCTGCTCGCGGTATCGCAGCACCGGATGTTATTCACCTGGATGAAGTTCGAGAATATAAGGATGATGAAGTTTGGGCATCACTTCGATTTACTCAAATGGCAAGCAAGAATCCGCAAGCCATCATGTATTCCAATGCCGGAGACCAACATTCCGTAATCCTCAATAGAATGAGAGAGCGCGGACTTGCAGCAGCTGCTGGATCGGATGATCCAATTGGTTGGTTTGAATGGAGTGCCGAACCCGGTTGCTCAATCGATGATATTAAAGGATGGCAACAAGCCAACCCCAGTCTTGGACACACAATTCACATCGACAATCTAAAATCGGCAATGTCAGATGATGAGTCTATTATTCGCACAGAACTTTTATGCCAATGGGTGAGTCAAATCAATCCAGCCATCAATCCGTCAAGTTGGACAGAGTGCGCGTCTGAGGGTACGCTCGCTTTGGATCGGGAGCAACCAACTTGGATGGCGATTGATCTATCACCAGATCGAAAAGCAGCAGCGTTAGTGGCAGCTCAGAAACTTGATGGGGACAAGTTCTGCGTTGTGTTACTGGAGACATATTCGAATCCAGTAAATATTGACGATAAGGATCTAGCAAACAGCATCGCAGTATGGGCGCGTAAATACTCAGTCGAGACTGTTGCTTATTCCCGTCAGACCGCTGGCGCTGTTGCTTCTCGGTTGGCTCCGGCAGGAATCCCAACAACTCCGATTGATGGAGCCATTTATGGGCAGGCTTGCGACGAAATGTTGTCGGCTATTACCTCCCAGCGATTGGTTCATGGCAATCAAACCGAATTAAACAAACAAGTTTTATCGGCCGTTAAATTGCCATTTAAAGATGGCGGTTGGTACCTTGGAAGAAAAGCATCAGCTGCGACAATTTGTGCCTGTGTTGGAATGGCGATGGTTTCTCATTTTGCGACACGTCCAGATACAGAAATCGATATCGTGTTGGGTTGATTATGGTATAATTTTGTGCTAATGGCTATCAGAGATTTGTTCGCGAAGGCTCCTGAACCGGTAGGACTGACGGTAGATGCAGCTGCGACTCCAGCACCTTTTAATTCAACTTACAACAACTTCTTTTATCCGTTGTCAAGTGCCACACGCGAACAAGCGATGGCAATTCCAACGATTGCAAGAGCGCGTAACATTTTATGCAGCCTTGCAACATTGCCACTAGAGCAATATGTCAAAAGTACCGGTGCACACGTCGAACCCAATCGAGTAATTAACCAACCTGATTCGCGTGTCCCCGGTTCTGCTATTTATGCTTTCATTGCAGAGGATTTGCTATTCTCCGGCGTGGCTTATGGACAAGTCATGGCTATGTATGCAGATGGACGAATCCAAGAATGGACACGCGTTGCACCTGGTCGCGTTACATATAAAACAAACGCGCAGCAAACAGAAATTATTGGTTACACAGTAGATGGATACGATGTGCCTTCAATGGGCGTTGGATCTCTTGTAGTGTTCAATGGTTTGGATGAAGGATTCTTATCTCGCGCAGGTCGAACAATTAGAGCCGCAATCGCGTTAGAAAACGCATCAGAAGCATTTGCTAAAGAGCCAGTACCGATGATGGTTCTAAAGTCAAACGGAACAAATCTTACTAGCGAGCGTATTGGCAAATTGCTTGAAGCCTGGCGCGTTGCCCGTACTACACGATCAACTGCATTTCTAAATGCTGACGTTGAATTACAGGCAATGGGAATTGATCCAAATAAACTGCAACTAAATGAAGCACGTCAATATGTCGCGTTGGAATTATGCCGCGCTATTGGACTGCCTGCGTTTTTTGCAAGTGCTGAAACGACCACAATGACCTACTCCAATGCAACAACGGAGCGTAGATCACTTATTGATTTTGGTGGTCGTAATTTACTTTTGGCAATTGAACAAAGATTGTCAATGCCGGATTTTGTCGGCCAAGGCAATGAAATCCGTTTCTCACTAGATGAATACCTGCGCGGAAATGCGTTAGAGCGCGCTCAGGTTTATGAAATCCTGAATCGAATCGGCGCAATGACCGTTCAAGAAATTCGCGAAGAAGAGGACTTAATCGACTCATGAAAATAACAATGCCAGTAACAATTACTGCATCGGATGCTGAATCACGCATCATTGCAGGTCGCATCGTTCAATGGGACTCAGTAGGAAACACATCTGCTGGTTCAACAGTATTCCTTCCAAACTCAATCGAGTTTAGCAAGAACACAAAACTAGTTTTAGAACACAATCAGACAAAGCCTCTAGGTAAGTTGATCGAATGGTCTCAGGACGATACAGGAATTACTGCATCATTCAAGATCGCTAAGACAACTGCTGGAAATGATGCACTTGTCGAAGCTGCTACTGGACTTCGTTCAGATTTTAGCGTTGGAGTTCAAGTAGATGCATGGGACAACAAGGATGGCGTTATGGCTATCAGCGCATCGAAGTTAATTGAAGTTTCACTTGTAACTGATGGAGCAATCCCTGGTGCAGAAGTGGAAAAGGTCGCAGCAGCAGAAGCCCAAGGTCAAGCTGCAAGCGAATCAACCCCGGAACCTCAAATCGAGGAACCTAAGACAGAAGGAGACGACCTAGTGTCAGAAACCGTTTCAGAGGCAGTATCAACCGAGACGGTTGAAGCTGCTAAGACTGAAGTTAAAGCGACATCACATCCGCTTAACTCTCAACGCGTACGTACACCTATCGTTTCAGCAGGATCATATCTAGAGCACTCAGTTCGCGCAGCAATGGGCGACGAGACATCTAAGTTATATGTTGCTGCTGCATCAGATACAACATCAACAGAGGTTGCTGGTCTTGTACCAACTCCTCAACTAGCAACAATTTGGGATCCAAAGACAACAAACATTCGTCCTGCTATTGCGGCAGTTCGAAATGCAGTCTTGCCGGCTGCTGGTCTTACTTTCGAGATCCCACGTGTTAAGACTGCACCAACAGTAGCAGCAGCTGCTGAAAAGGGTGCTTTCTCAGATACTCAGGTTGAAATTGAGTATGTTTCTTGCACAGTTTCAAAGTACGCAGGAATGCAGAAATTCGATGTAGAAGTTCTAGATCGCACATCTCCAGCATTCTTTGATGAGCTTGTACGTCTTATGGCAAATGCTTATGCATCTGCAACAGATAAGGCAATGTACGATGCTTTGGCAGCAGGAACACTTGATTCAACAGTAATCACACTTCCATTCGACGGCGATACATTCGCTGGATTCATTTCTCGCGGTGCTGCATCAGTTTATGCAGCTACAAAGCGTTTTCCAACAGCGATCGTTTGCACACCTACACAATGGGCAAACATGATCAAGTTAAATGATTCATCAAAGCGTCCATTGTTCGATGTTGCTGGAAACGCAATGAACAATGTCGGAACTGTAAACCCAGGCGGATTCGTTGGATCTGTAATGGGACTTCCAGTTTACGTATCACCTAATGCAACTCAGGGTGCAAACGATGATTCATTGATGATCGTTAATGGCGATTCATTTGTTTGGTACGAATCAGCAGCTCCATTACAACTACGTACTAACATCGTTGGTACAGGTCAGGTTGAAGTTGGATATTACGGCTACGGCTCAGCAGTAACACTTACAGCAGCAGGTTCATTTACACTTAACGTGTAATTTAGTCATGGCGGGGGGGTTGCTCCCGATCTCCCCGCCAGCAGTTTAGAGAGGATGAAATGCCAAGTATTATCACAGCGTCAGAGTTGAGATCGGTGCTTGGCGTTTCGTCTGCTCTTTACAGCGATGCATATTTGAGCGATATAATTGATACATCAGAGGCAGTTATCTTGCCTTTACTTACAACTTTTGCAGCACCAGTTGAAATGGTTTCGCTGACTAATAATGTCGCAACCTTTACAACAGTGGGAATCCATGAATTTACGGAAGGACAATCAGTTGTCATTGCCGGATGCGGAACACCATTTAACGGCACTCGAACAGTCAATGCTGATGTCGATGCATACACATTTACAGCAAACATCACTAACGCCGATGTCCTTGAAAAGAATGTCATCCCTAGCGGATCCGCAACACTTACAGGCGCTTCAACTTATGTTGGAGTATCAGCGGTTGAATCCGCGATCATCGTAGTTTCAGTTGAGGTCTTTCAATCTCGTACTGCTCCAGGCGGACAGATCGAAGGAGTAGATTTTGCTCCGTCTCCCTATCGTATGGGACGCAGCTTATTTAATCGCGTCGTAGGTCTCCTAGGACCTTATATTGATGTTGAAACGATGGCTCAATAATGCCGAGCACAATTCTTTCAGCCGTTCGTACACCTCTTGCCACAGCTTTATCTGGAGTTGCAGCAAACGTATTTAGTTACGTACCTGAGCAAATCCCGGCACCTGCTGTCGTAGTCGTTCCGGATTCTCCGTACATGGAGTTTGAGACTATTGGCAAGAGCACCTTTCGATGCAAGTTAAATTACACAATAACCTGCTGCGTTGCTTACAACAGCAACCCGGCTTCGCTTGATAATATCGAGCAACTTATAACAAGTGTTGTGGCGGTTATACCGGCTGGATATGAACTCCAGGTAGTTGATCGACCAACAGTTACTACAGTAGGCGCTAGCACCTTGCTGGTCGCAGATATACGGGTGTCCACCTGGTACACCCAAACAGCATAAGGAGAACCAATAATGCCAACAACAGTCATTACGGGTCGCGACCTAGTCCTTAGCATCGCAGCAGTAAATTACGATGCGCAAACAACTAGCGTCACACTCGTCAATTCACCAACCATCGATATTTACCAAACTCTCGATGGCAAGGCTTTCAAGCACACAGACGACATTTGGACTCTTAACGTGGAGTTACTTGCTGACTGGGGTGCAACATCATCACTATTCGAAGCAATGTGGCTTGCAGCTGATGCAAACCCAAATACAACTCTTGCAGTATCACTAACAGCTGCATCAGGCGCTGTATTTGCTTGCAACGTATTGCCTGTTTATCCAACAGTTGGTGGATCAGCACCAGGAGCGCAGACAGATACTTGGGCGCTTCAAGTAGTTGGAACACCAGCAGACACATTCAGTTAAAATCTAACAACGGGAGCACAGATGAAACTACCAATCACAATTACATATAATGCTGGCGACTCTGCAACTTATGTTGCTCAGCCACCAGAGTGGGCTAAGTGGGAGAAGGCAACTGGTAACACGATTTCTCAGGCTAATGACAAGATTGGCATTTGGGATCTTTTGTTTCTGGCTTACAACGCTTATAAGCGTGAAAGCGCTGGAAAGCCTGTTAAGTCTTACGAGATTTGGTCTGAAACCGTTGCTGATGTAACAGTCGGAGACGATAGCCCAAAAGCCACAAGCCCGGAAGCGTAGGCAGGATTCTCGTATCTCTAGCAATAGAGACGGGGATTCCAATGCAATACTGGGACGATGCGGATGATGTCTTAACAGCGATAGAAATTTTAAAGGAGCGATCGGATGGCAGATGAAGTCAAGATCGCTTATGACAAATCAGATCTACGCGGTATTACCAGGGCTTTCAAGGCTATGGATGATCAAGCCATCGAAGCTGCTAAAAAGGAAAGTTCTAACCTTGCTCAATTTGCTGCTGATCGTATTAAGGTCGCAGCAACGACTCGTACGGTTTCAGGGACTGCTGCTAGGCGTATTGCTGATGGAGTTAAGATAAGTCCGTCATCAAAGATTGGTGAATTCAGTTATGGATTTGCTCGTCAAAAGTTTAGCGGTGGCGGTTCAACTTTAGATTTACTTTATGGCATGGAGTTTGGTTCTAATCGTTTTAAGCAGTTTCCAACTCGTACGCCAAACAAGGGTAGAGGTAATTCAGGTTACTTTATCTACCCAACACTACGACAGATCCAGCCGGATCTAGTTCGTAAGTGGGAGGAAGCATTTAGCGACATTTTGAAGGAGTGGGATTAATGGCAGGTAATAGAACCCTTAAACTCTCGATCCTTGCAGATGTTGATGATCTCAATAAAAAGTTAAAGGCTGCCAATGGTGATGTTGAAAATAGCGCTACAGGCATGGAAAAGTTTGGCAAAGTAGCAAGTGCTGCATTTGCTGCTGCTGCTGCTGCAGCTGCTGCTTACGCCCTTAAAATAGGCGTCGATGGCGTCAAGGCAGCTCTTGCCGATGAACAAAGCCAAGTTAAATTAGCCTCAGCACTTGAAAATGCAACAGGTGCAACTAAAGCCCAGATTGCAGCAACTGAGGATTCAATTGACAAAATGGCCCGTGCTACGGGTGTTGCTGATGATCAACTTCGTCCGGCGTTGGCTCGTTTGGCTTTAAGTACAAATTCAACTAGCAAGGCTCAAGAATTATTGGCTCTTGCTCTTGACATCTCAACTCAGACAGGCAAACCTCTTGAAGGCGTAGCAAATGCTCTGGGCAAGGCTTATGACGGTAATACCGCAGCTCTTGGCAAGTTAGGCGTTGGTTTATCGTCTGCAGAATTAAAGGCAATGTCATTCACCGATGTCCAGGCAAAGTTAAGTGATTTATTTGGTGGCGCAGCTGCAAAAAACGCTGAGACCTTTCAAGGTCGCATGGATCGTCTTAAAGTGGCATTTGATGAATCAGTTGAAGCAATTGGTTATAAATTACTTCCGATTATCCAATCACTCATTGACATTATTTTTACGAAGGTAGTTCCGGGCTTTGAAAAGTTTGCCAAACTCTTTGATCCAATCAAGGATGCAATTGATCAGAATAAGGAATCTTTTCAGGCTTTAGGTAATTTCATTGTTGATTATATCGTTCCAGTATTTACAGTTGCTCTTGGCGGTGCAATTTCATTTGTTGCCAAAATTGCTGCTGGCGTAGTTAATATTGTGGGTGGTGTGATTGATGTAATTCGCAGTTTGGTATCTGGTGCCATCGATGGAATTAATGTTCTTATAAAGGCATATAACGCAATCCCAATCTTGCCTAATATTCCAACAATCTCAAAACCATCATTTACAACACCGACAGTTTCGGCACCAAAGGTAACTAGCCCAACATATTCGGCGCCTACCATATCAAGTCCTGGAACAGGATCGACTGGTACAACATCTAGTACAACTGGAGTAGCAAGTGCTGCTGCGACGGCAGTTGCTGCATCTACTGCTGTTGGTTCATTTAATGCGGGTTCTTTCCGCATGGCAGAAGCTGCTACATCTGGAGATACTTACAATATCAATGTGACTGGAGCCTTAGATAAGGAAGGCGTTGCTCGTCAGATCGTCGATATTATTCAATCCTCTAATTTACGCGGCACTAATGGATCTCTAAGTCTGCAGGCAATATGAGTAACTGGACTCCCGTTTGGAAAGTCCTTATCAATGGGACTGGCGACAATTATGCAAATACTACAATTGCTAACCTCACCATTACTAGCGGTCGGACGACTATTGAACAACAGGCTCAGGCAGGTTATTGCAATATTCAACTGGTAAATTTAAACAATCAGGCATTTGAGTTTAAAGTAACAGATTCATTAACCATAGAATTACAAAACTCCTCCGGTACTTATGTCCCTGTTTTTGGTGGCTTTATTACGGATTTCAGCATTGAGGTTATTCAGGCTGGATCGACCGGATTTACTACAGCTGCCAACGTCACGGCTGTCGGTGCATTATCAAGATTATCAAAATCTACCTGGACAGATACTTTGTCGCAGGATGAGGATGGCGATCAGATTTATGCGCTTATTGTGGATTTGCTTGTCAATAATTGGAATGAAGTTGCACCGGCTTTAATTTGGTCTGCTTATACTCCAACGACAACTTGGGCAAATGCCGAAAACGTAGGTCTTGGTGAGATCGATCGTCCAGGCGATTACACGTGTCAATCGCGTCCATCATCTGCCGATGTTGTAGATCGCTACATGCTTGCAGCTTTTATTGCCCAATCGGCGTTAGGTCAGCTTTATGAGGATGGATCTGGCCGAATTTGTTATGCCGATTCGACTCATCGTCAAGATTATTTAGCTGCAAATGGGTACACAGAGTTGGATGCCAATAACGCCTACGCTGCTGGACTGAGATCCATTACTCAATCCGGTGATTTAAGAAATGATATTACATTAAATTATGGCGCTGGTTATGGATCGCAAAAAACTGCTATCGATAATACTTCAATCAATACTTTTGGCAGATATGCAGAATCAATAAATACCGTAATTCACGGCGCAGCAGATGCTCAGTCAGTTGCCGATCGTCGCCTAGCGCTCAAGGCCTATCCTCGAGCAAAGTTCGATTCAATTACTTTTCCACTAGGCAATAACGAGATCGATGATTCTGATCGAAATGCCCTTATTGGCATATTTATGGGTCAGCCAATCAAAATTACCAATTTGCCATCAAACATAAATGATGGCGAATTTGAAGGGTATGTTGAAGGCTTTACTTTTCGGGCTGGTTATAACCGGGTCGATTTAACCATCAATGCAACCCCAGTTGAATTTTCTCAGGTGGCAATCCGCTGGGATCAGGTTTCAGGCTCCGAGGCTTGGAATACTTTATCGGCTATACTTACATGGAATAATGCGATAGGAGCAGTAGCGTAATGGCAACAACAACAAATTATGGGTGGACCACCCCGGACGACACGGCGCTTGTAAAAGATGGCGCAGCTGCTATTCGCACCCTTGGCTCGTCTGTAGATACAACAACAAAGGCACTTAATCCATCAACGACACTAGGTGATATTGAATATCGCTCAGCAACGGCAAACACCAACACAAGACTTCCTATTGGCACAACTGGGCAGGTTCTAGCTGTTGTTGGCGGCGTACCAGCATGGCAAACGGGCACAACTGGGGACATAGAAGGCGTAACTGCTGGAACTGGTCTTTCAGGCGGTGGAACAAGCGGCACGGTCACGGTTGCTTTTGATTATGGCGTTGGCAACCAAGCGATTGAAAATGCACAAACAGGCACTACTTACACGCTTGCTCTTACTGATGCCGGCAAAATGGTTACATTGACAAATGCTTCAGCGATCACTTTAACAATTCCAACAAATGCAACCGCAGCTTTTCCAGTAAATACGCGTATCGATTTGCTGCAATACGGTGCAGGTCAAGTTACGATTGCTGGTGCTGGTGTAACGATTCAATCTAGCGGTGCGAAACTTAAATTAACTGGACAGTACTCAGGCGCATCATTATGGAAGAAAGCAACTGACACATGGGTTTTGATCGGTGACATCACAGCATGAGTCCATTAAAACCAATTGGATTGAATAAATTTGCACCAGGTAAAACACCGACTGTTGAATACTTAGTTGTTGCAGGCGGCGGCGGCGGCGGTTTTGAAAATGAAAGAGGCGGCGGTGGTGGCGCAGGTGGATTTAAAACGGCAACAGGTTTTGCAGTCACAGCTGGAGTTTCGATCACTGTAACTGTCGGCGCAGGAGGCACAGGCAGCGGAAGCGGCACTACACAAGGTGGAGATGGCAGTAATTCTGTATTTTCATCTATAACTTCAACAGGTGGTGGTGGTGGCGGTTCAGATAATTCACGCAATGGTAGAAATGGCGGTTCAGGCGGCGGTGCGGTATCAGCAGCGGCTACAGCGGGAACTGGTATTTCAGGGCAAGGATTTGATGGGGCAAAAGGTTCTGCTTCAGGAGCAGGTGGCGGTGGTGGCGCAAGTGCTCTTGGAATTGTTGGTACACCTAACAATGGATCAACAACTGATTGGGGTAACGGCGGTGCAGGAACTGCATCTTCTATAACAGGCACATCAGTTACATACGCAGGTGGCGGCGGTGGTGCAGGTAGTGGAGGTGCTAATCAAATTGGTTTAGGTGGAGCAGGCGGTGGCGGTAATGGAGCACTTACAGTAGCAGGCGGTGGTAATGGAACTGCAAATACAGGTGGCGGCGGTGGTGGAAATAGAACAAACGCTGGAACAGGCAATGGTGGTTCTGGACGTGTAATTATTCGTTATCCAGATAGTTTTGCTTTAGCAGCTTCAACAACTGGAAGTCCAACCATTACAACAACAGGTGGATACAGAATTTACAACTGGACTGGAAGTGGGAGCATAACGATCTAATGGCACATGTTGCGAAGTTAAATGAAAACAATGTTGTTACTGAAGTAATTGTTGTTTCAAATGATTATGAACCAAACGTTGAGGAATTCGCCGCTGAATTACTTGGTGGCGTTTGGAAACAGACCAGTTATAACGGCACAATAAGAAACAATTTTGCAGGTATTGGATACACATATGATCCAATCGATGATGCTTTTATACCACCAATACCTGAATGTGGTCATGAAGAATTGTTTTTGAATAACTTAAAACGATGGGAATGTTCGAATGACGAGCATCAAACCGAGATTATCTAAAGCGGTTATCCAATTAAGAGAACAGGCAGACGATGCTTATCCTGACAGAAAGCGTGACTCTGACGGCACAATCGGAGATGCGCGCCACTCAACCCGAAAGAGCGATCATAACCCTGACCCTGATTCAGGGTATGTCCGCGCTATCGATCTCGATGCTGATTTCGACAAACAAGCCTCTACAGCTGCTTACATTGCCGATCAGATACGAATTGCAGCCCGAACAGATAAACGCATTGCATATGTTATCTTTAACAAAAAGATTGCAAGCGCTAGAAGCCTCTGGCGTTGGCGAAAGTACACGGGAGTCAATCCACACATCAAGCACATCCACGTCAGTTTTACAAAGACTGGCGACACGGATTCGAAGTTTTTTAACATCCCGTTACTAGGAGGAACAGATGACACAAGACCTAAAAAAGATGCTAGCAAGTTGGGGCAGAGCCTTTCTAACAGCTGCGCTTGCACTCATAGCTGCCGGTGAGACTGATCCTAAGAACATCGCTTACGCTGGTGCGTTGGCAACTATTCCGCCAATTATGCGTTGGTTGAATCCTAAAGATGAAGCCTTCGGTTTGCGGTGACAGCAAATGATTGGGCAGGGTTCGTCCTTGCCATTGTCTCGACGATTGCTGTATTTATTGGTGGTCTGCGTTATCTGGTTCGCGGTTGGTTGTGGACTCTTACGCCGAATGGTGGATCATCTCTCGCTGACCGATTGGCAAGAATAGAGACACGCCAGGAGGACATCTTGGAGTTATTGAAAAAGTAAGGGACACTTATCCACATGGCCAGAAAAGCAACTAAGCAATTTGTAGAACAAGATTATTCAGCACTTGATGCATATTGCATCGGGATGTACGAATTTGCTGAAAGCCTTAAACGCGCTGGATTTGATGAGGAAACAGTCCTCGGAATTATCGTAGAGCGTTCTGCCTATCCTGCTTGGATTTTGCCAGAACCTATCGAACCAGAACGGTTTGGTGACTATGAGGATGACGATGAGGACTAATGACAGTAAAACGAATTGCCTGGATTTCAGATATTCAGGCACCGTTCTTTCATGAAGCAGCAGTCAAAAATCTAGGCAAGTTTTTAAGGGTTTACAAACCACACCAAACAATCTGCATTGGTGATGAAATTGATTTACCTCAACTGGGTGGGTTTGCTCAACCATGGCAAGAGGTCGAAGGTAACATCGATGAGGATCGCAAACTCACTTTACAGATCCTTGAATATCTTGGCGTTACAGATGTAGTTGGATCTAATCATGGAGCGCGTGTCTATAAGTCTTTATCACGCAGACTTCCAGCATTTATGAATCTGCCTGAGCTGCGTTATGACAAGTTTATGGGATATGACAAGGCTGGCATTAAGTATCATCCAAACGGCTTTGATTTTGCTCCTGGATGGCATACCTGCCATGGAGATGCTTTTCCATTATCAAATAAGCCTGGACAAACAGCCCTGAACGGCGCAATGCGCATGGGCAAGTCAATTGTGTCAGGACACACCCATAGATTAGGGTTAAGTGCTCACTCAGAAGCCTCTGGAGGGCGCTATGGGCGGATTGTATGGGGAGTTGAAGTTGGCAACCTAGTGGACTTATCAAGCCCTGGTATGGGCTACACAAAGGGTTATGCCAACTGGCAGATGGGTTTTGTTGTGGGCACATTGCACGGGAAACGCTTTACGCCTGAACTTATCCCAATTGACCCTAAAGACGGATCATTCATTTATCAGGGCAAACGCTGGGGCTAAATCGTTATCGTTTCGTTATATTGATGAACGTGTAATTGTCTGCTAAGTATGAGACCGTATTCCTGTAGCCAACAATGGTTACAAGAACGGGAGCAAACAAATGGATTTACAAGTTCCAATAATCATATTGTTATTAGCTGCTAATGTCTTATGGTACATAGTTGGCTGGGCGCAGGGCTTTAACGAAGGCAAGCGCGAAGGTTTGGTGGTAGGCAAAAACAGTCAGCGTGTGAGTGTTAATGCGCGCTGATGACATCCTTGACGAAGCAAAAGACCTCATCCAAGACAGAGGTAAAGATTACGGCTTGGCAGCTATCAATCACCTTCGAATCTCCAAATATTGGAGCACCTACCTCGAGCGTCACATCGAGCCTCACCAAGTCGCAGTCTGTATGGCACTTGTCAAAATCGCACGCTTACAAGAGACAAGCCTCCACTCAGACAGTTACAAGGACGGCGCAGCGTACATTGCACTCGCTGGACAGATTGCATCAACTGATTGGGATGACCTTGACAGTTATTAAAGCTGCTCCTGGAGTTTGGTGCGATTATTGCAAGGTTAGATATGGCACTAATTCCATACTTGGGCAAAAATCAGCAAGTTACACAGTTTTAAGCAATCATCCAAAAAGCAAAGGCACACGCAGGCATTATTGCAATTCTTGTGCAATCGAAGTCCAGACTTGGGCTGATGGCACAGTATGGTCATTACCAGAACAAACCGACTACTTAATGGGACAGGATGAATTACCCGATGGCATTTAATTTGGCAGATTACGAGACAGTTGAAACACGGCTAGATAAGTTCATTAAAGACTTTCCAGATTTCAGAATAAGCACAGAATTGGAGGCATTTCAAAATGATAGATTTATTGTTAAAGCATACCTTTATCGAACTTTCGCAGATAGCGTGGCGTTTTCCACCGGATACGCGGAGGAGAAGGTTTCTGATCGCGGTGTTAATTCGACTTCAGCTTTGGAGAACTGTGAGACTTCAGCAATCGGTCGGGCGCTTGCAAACGGCGGTTATGCAGCTAAAGGAAAGAGACCAAGCCGAGAAGAAATGAGCAAGGTTGAACGCCTATCGGCTGCTGACATTGCTAAAGCAAATCAAGTGCCAAGTTACAAAACAAAAGAGGAAGCACTAGAAGCCGATCCTTGGAGCAATCAACCAATCTATGCCGATCCGAATCAACCTATGGCGGTTTCAGCAGCTGATGCAATTGCAACCATTCAAGATGTTTTAGGAATTGCAAATTCTGAAACTTGTGAGCATAGTCAAATGACATGGCGTGAAGGCGAAAAGAATTCTCGTCCGTGGGGTGGCTTCTTTTGCCCATCTGGCAATAAGGCACCAATGCAAGCCTGTCCAACGATTTGGTACAAACTAGGATCATCCGGAAAATGGGAAAAACAAAAGTTGAGGAGTGTGTGATGGGATTTGTAGAAGTAAATGTCAATGGTCAATGGATGAATTTAATGTCGATGTCTGTTCATTGCCAGTTATGCAACGATGAAGTAATCATTGCTCATCTTGCAAATATTGAAAGCGCTGATGCTCCATTCAATGCCACATGGACTTGTAAAAAGTGTCATTCAGTCAATGGCTAATCATCGAAAGACGAGAGGCTATAGAACCCAAAAGGTTATAGCCGATTATCTTAAACAATGGTTCCCATATGCAGATACTGCTGGGGCAGGTAGGCAAGGCGAGGACATTCTTAATGTGCCAACCATTTCAATCGAGGTTAAAGCCAGAGCAGATTTCCAGCCTTTAGCCTGGATTAAACAGGCGGAATCAAATGCAGCTGGTAAATTGCCAATGGTAATCATGCGATGCAATGGTCAGGGAGAGGATGCAGGTCAATACTTAGCATTTGTCAAACTCAAAGACATTATGCCGATATTGGCTGATCTAATACCAACACAGGAAATCACAAGATGCACAGGTTGCGGAGCCTGGATGTTTATGAAAGGAAATTGTCTAATATGCCAGTCTATGAATACAAATGCGTCAAATGCCAAGTAGCAATGGAGATGGAAAGGTCAATCCATGAGGAGGCTGATCCAATATGTTGTGGCGAATCAATGCGCCGCGTTTATGGGACTTTTGGCATAAACTTTAAGGGTGAAGGATGGGGACATCAATGACACGCCGACAAACAAACGGAGAACTTGACATGGCTGGTACGCTATCGACGCAGAACCCATCAAGGGTTCAGAGCGACCCGGTGAGCCGGGTAGGTCGCTCGGTGCTAGTGGCTATTGGGATAACTCTGTTTACACCGGCTTACGCGGATGCACCTGATACTTCTAATATATTAACAATAAAAGAATATGCAGCTGTATTAGTCAATGATAAACAACAAATGAACTGCTTAGATAAACTTTATACAAAGGAATCTAATTGGAGACCAGAGGCAGTTAATGGATCTCATTATGGAATACCACAAGGACGATCTATTTATCTAAAGACTGCATTACCAGAGCAACAAATACAATGGGGATTGAAGTACATCGATAATCGTTATGGTTCACCTTGTGCAGCTTGGTCATTCTTTCAAAGATATAACTATCACTAATGGCTAAGCAATCAGCATTAAGAGATGATGGTAGTACAGCACTATGGCGCAAGATTCGTAGTAGAGTATTAAAGAGAGATCAAAATATTTGTCAGCGATGTGGCATGGAGGCTACCCATGTGGATCACATCATCCCAAGACGCTTAGGAGGAGATGATTCTATGGATAACCTTCAAGCATTGTGCAAAAGATGTAATTTAGCAAAGTGGGGTGGTTTGTTTGAGAGCACTCCGACACC